TTCAGATGATGGTCAAGTAAAATATCAATATGGCGGCGGTGCGAGTGTAAACTCAGATAGCAACATAACGCTTAATATGTGGAATCATATTGAAGTTGAACATTCTGGAGCTGAGATTAGAATTAACGTAAACGGAGTAAGAGGCACAACTACTACTAAAGGTTCTGGTAACGTGTTATTCCCAGGCCACCTTATTCGTGCTGGAGATGCGCAGGGTAATGAGTCTGTATTTGACGGAGCTAATCGTAGTTTCAAAGGTTATGTAGACAACGTAACTTGGACAGTACAAGAAACATTTAACAGCGCAGAAGATGGCAATGTATACGCTGTTCCGACAACGGCACAACAAGGAAGTCTTTTTGAAAGAAACTTTGATAAGACATTACCAGCAGCTGACATCGTTATAACTGACGGTCAAGTAAGCGCGATTAATGTTTCAGCTGGTGGAGAAGCATACGGCAATACTACACCAATTGTTACTATCGATGCGCCAGATGGAGTAGCAGCAGATTTTGCCGCTACTGCCTCACTCAACTTAGTTGCAGGTATTATAGATAGTGTAACTATGACTAATAATGGAAAATTTTACGCTAACACACCAACAGTAAATGTTTCAGCGCCTACCGCTACGACAGCTACTGCCACACCCAATATTCTTGTTAACGGTGATATTTCATCGATAACTGTAACGAATGCTGGCCTCGGATACAGAACAGTCCCCGATGTCTTCATTACTTCACCTGATTTTGGATCAGTTCCATACGGAGATATTGAGTTTGACGATAATTGGGGTGTTATTAAAACTATAGTGAGCGAGTAAATAAATGAATAATGATAAGATAGCTGAAAATTTGGGCATGAGACCTCTTTCTGAAGTTAGGGAAGAAGCTATAGAACATCTTCCAATTGAAATCGAAGATGATCCAGTTCCAAGTACTGATGTACAAGTATTAGATATAGATACTGAAAACTTAGAAGACTTGAATAAAGTAAGAGCAAACATTCAAGGTGTCATGGACATTGGTCAAGATGCCGTCAAAGAAATGCTTGAGATTGCAAAACAATCTGAGCAACCTCGTGCATTTGAAGTTGTTTCAACTCTTATGAAAACATTGTTAGATGCTAATAAAGATTTCGCTGATATATCATCTAAAAAGAAATTTGCACTTGAGGAAGTTAACGGTCCAAAGGAAGCAGCTCAGACTAATGTTACTAATAACAACCTTATCGTGTCAACAGCAGATTTGCTAAAGATGTTGAAAGAGAACGACAATGGGTGAAGGTTATTTAGGCAACTCAAATCTTAAAAATAGTGGCCAAGAAATTGAATGGACACCAGAACTTTTAAAAGAATATATGAAATGCGCTGCTGATCCTGTATACTTTGCTAAAACATATATTAAAATTGTTCACGTAGATAAAGGTCTTGTACCCTTTGAAATGTACGATTACCAAGAAAGCATTACAAGAAAGATTACTGAAAACCGAAGAGTTGCTGTATTAACTGCTCGCCAGTCTGGCAAAACAACAACTGCTATGGCTATCATCCTTCATTATATTCTGTTCAACGAATTTAAAACTGTTGCTATTCTCGCAAACAAAGGGGACGCAGCTCGAGAAGTTATGGCTCGTGTTAAGCTAGCTTTTGAATCATTGCCTAAATGGTTACAGCAAGGTGTTGAAGAATGGAATAAGGGTAACATTGCTTTAGAAAACGGTTGTCAGGTTTTAGCTGGTACCACGTCGTCTAGCGCTATTCGTGGTAAATCAGTTAACTTCTTGTACCTCGATGAGGTTGCGTTTATCGAAGGTTACGATGAATTTTTTGCTTCAGTATATCCTACAATTTCATCTGGCGACTCAACAAAACTTCTAATGACTTCTACACCAAACGGTTTAAACCATTTCTGGAAAACTTGTAAAGGTGCTAAAGAAGGTACGAACGGTTATGAATACGAAGAAGTAATGTGGTACGACGTACCTGGACGAAGTGAAGCCTGGCAAAAAGAAACAATCGAAGCTTTAGACCACGACGAAGAAAAGTTTAACCAAGAATATTGTTGTCAGTTCTTAGGTTCATCAGGTACACTTATTTCTGGTGCTAAACTTAAACAATTAGCTGGGTCCGTACCTTTACGTCAATCTGAAGGGTTCATACAATATGAAGCTCCTATCGAAGGGCGTCAATATAGCATGACTGTTGATGTTGCACGAGGCAAAGGATTAGATTATTCTTGTTTTAGTGTTATGGACATTACAGAAATGCCATACAAACAAGTTGCGGTTTACAGAGATAACTTAACCGGACCTATTGATTTTGCTTCTGTTGTATTTAGAGTTGGAAAACTATATAACGAAGCAGCAGTACTAATAGAAATTAATGACATTGGTGAACAGGTTTCTGACGTGTTATTAATGGATTATGGTTATGATAATTTACTTTATACATCAAATAACGGCAGAAGTGGTAAAATACTTACAGGCGGTTTCGGTAAAAGAGTAGATAACGGAATAAGAACAACAAAATTGGTTAAAGGTACTGGGTGTTCTATGCTTAAGATGCTAATAGAACAAAATCAACTTATCATCCAGGACCAGGACACAATTGAAGAATTAAAAAGATTTTCAAAGAAAAAGAATTCATTTGAAGCAGAGTCTGGATTTCATGACGATCTAGTTATGAATTTAGTGCTGTTTGCTTGGATGACCGATCAAGCATATTTCAAAGATATGACTGACATAAATACACTAGTTAAGCTCAGAGAAAAGACAGAGGAGCAGATTGAGGAAGAGCTATTACCATTCGGTTTTGTCGACGTAGGTGACGAGTTTTATTATGAAGACGACGGGCTAAGACTGTAGCTATTTAACAGAATTGAAATTTTTATAAATAGAAATAGTAAGAATAGATAAAACAAGATAAACGCGTTTTCAATACACAAAGGAGAAAAATATGGCTTTTTCCGTAAGTCCTTCTGTTATCGTTCGAGAAGTGGACGCCTCACAGGCAGTGCCAGCCATTGCGAATCCACCAGCTGCTATTGCTGGTGTATTTAGATGGGGTCCAACTAACGAACCGATACTAATATCATCGGAAAACCAACTCGTAAACCGATTTGGTGCACCAAACAACAACAACTATGAAACATTCTTTACTGCGGCTGATTTTCTATCATACTCAAATGCATTATATGTTGTAAGAGCAGATGATGGCTCTGTTGCAGCAGACAGCACGACAATTGTGCGAGATGGAAATAACGATATTATCGTTGAATCCTCTACGTTCGGTGCTTTCGAAGCAAAATATCCTGGAGATTTAGGTAACGCACTAGAAGTTACTTGGGTATCCTCAGATGGATATGCAAACGACTGGCGTGAAGTCGCTGAAATCCCACAAAATAAGATTTCAAACAGCGCAATCGCTCAAACAGTTTCCTTCAATTCAAGTACTATTTCATTCGAAGTAGGAAATACACAACAACTTACAGCTCTTACAGCTGGCGATGTGTTAGTAGTAGGTAACGAGTCTATAGGTTATCAAGAATTAAAAGTTGCTACATTCACTGAAACTGAAGGTACAGTAACTGAAGGTACTGGTAACTCAGCTGTTACTTATGTTGCTGCATATCAATACGATATTGCTTTATCTAACAAATATACACTAGCTGAAACATCTTTAACTAAGTTATCGCTTACAAGAAATTGGCAACATGGTTCAAGCTTCGCTCGTAAGCCTGATGCAAATCATGTTCACATTGCGGTTATAGATAAAACAGGTGCGATTTCAGGTACTCCAGGATTTATGTTAGAAAAGTTTGAAAATATTTCAACATCTCCTTCTGCAGTATCACCACAGGGTTTAACTAACTACTACGGTACAGTAATTGAAAACTTCTCAGAATGGGTAAAAGTTGCAAATACTGATGTTATCGGAACTGCTGCAGTTGCACTTTCAAAATACGAAGTGATGACAGGTGGAGATGATGCTACTACTGAAACCACAGCTACTTTAGCACACGTTGGTTTTGCTTTAGATACACTTAAGAGCTCAAATGAAATTGATATTTCGTTTATTCTTCAGGGTAAAGGCGATGATCAAGGTGCAAGAGCAAACTATATTGTTTCCAACTTATGCGAAACAAGAAAAGATTGTGTTGCTTTCTTATCACCATCTAAAGAAGCAGTTGTAGACGAACTTAAGATGAACGCAAAACTTACTAATGCGCTTGCTTATCGCGCTAAAGTACAAAGTTCTTCTTACTCGTTTATGGATAGTGGATACAAATACCGCTATGACAAATATAACGACATGTATCGTTGGACACCATTAAACGGCGATATGGCTGGTCTTGCAGCACGTGTAGAACCTTGGGAATCCCCAGCAGGCTTCAGAAAAGGCGTAATCAAAAACGTTGTTAAATTGGCATTCAATCCAAATAAATCAATGAGAGACTCGCTATACGGTGCAGATATTAACCCAGTGATTTCACAAACTGGTCAAGGTATTGTATTATTTGGAGACAAAACTGGCCTAGGAGTTAGTTCTGCATTCGATCGCTTGAATGTTCGCAGGTTGTTTATTGCTGTTGAAAAAGCAATTGCTACTGCAGCTCAAAGCTTCTTATTCGAACTTAATGATGAATTTACGCAAACACAGTTCAAAAACATTGTTGATCCGTTTTTACGTGACATTCAAGGAAGACGTGGTATCATTGATTACAGAGTGATTAGTGACACAACAGTCAATACTCCTGAAGTTATAGACCAAAATAAATTCCGCGCAAGCATCTTCATCAAACCGGCTCGTTCTATTAACGTTATCGAATTAACATTCGTAGCAACTAGAACAGGTATCGAGTTTGACGAAATTGTTGGTCAACTAACTTAATAAATAGAATAGATAAAGGAGAAACAAAATGGCATTCAATATCAACCAGTTCAAGTCAGAACTCGTCGGTGGCGGTGCACGTCCAACACTCTTCCAATGTCAAATCACTAACCCAATTGCTCCAGAAGCTGATATTAAAGTACCATTTATGATACGTGCAGCAGGTATTCCAGAATCCACTCTGGGGCAATTTACGGTACCATACTTTGGTCGTCAGATCAAGTATGCAGGTGATAGGACATTCGCTGATTGGAATGTGACCATCATTAACGACGAAGACTTCGCTATCCGTAATGCAATGGAAGCTTGGTCAAACGCAATAAACTCGCATGACTCTAATTCTAGAGCCTTGCCACAAACTTATAAGTCAACTGGACAAATTACTCAGTTCAGCAAAGACGGTTCAGTCTTAAGAACATACGTTTTCGAAGGTATGTATCCTATCGCTATCGATGGCATTGCTATGGATTGGTCGCAAACTGATACTATCGAAGAATTTGGAGTTACTTTCCAATATGACTTATGGCGCGTTGAGGGTAACACCGGCGTTCCAACTACTTAATTACATAATGTAAGGATTTACACGTGAAAAT